TTAGCCATAGAAGATAGTCCTTCCGAAAGAGCCTGGACCAAACCGGTCGGAAATCTGTGCAACTTCGAGAATGGCCCCGGCTGGCGCGCCATCCTCCGCATACATCTCCGCGGTGTAGTCCCAAACTGTCTGAGTTACCGTGACCTCACGCAAAAGCGTCTCATCGAGGGCACGCACACGCACCAAGTAACGTTCCGTCGACTCGCCGAGGGGTATCTCTTCCAGGTCCCAGCGGTCCCCATCAATCCGTGCGCGCCTGACAAAACTCACCCGGACGCCATCCGCCGAATACCGAGCCGTAACATGCACCGGCGCATAAGGTCGAAGACCAATGCCCGAAAACGCTTCGGACACGTGGATGAAGGTCGGGTCATCTATGGGGCGTTGCGCCGGCCCGATCCGGTAGTGCCTCGGCAAACCGACGGCCTGGGATGCCAAGTTCACCTGCTCCACCGCGCCATTGATCAAGACAACGTAGCTGCCGGTCGGCCAGATATCGGCCATGTCCGTCTCGGTCCCCAGTTGCCCGCGCAAGCGGTTCGACAACTCGAAAGTGTCAGCTGCGACAAGCTCGGCGGTCTGGAACTGGAACAACTCCCAACCTGAGGCAGAGCCCGACCCGATGGCCACCAGATTTGCGCCGCGCAGAACCGCTTCTGTGTCAACCGAGTTGAACTGACCGGAGGTGAGCCTGACCCGAAGCGGCGCCCCAAGGTCCCATATCCCCGGCCGCGCCCGCGGAAGATCCGTCTCCGTGACCCCGAGGGTCGCGGGTGATCCAACGAACTTCTCGAGTTCGTACCCTGCGTCCTCCGCTGAACTGTACACCGCAACACTGCCTGGCCAGGGCCGCGCCGTCACGGCGAGATGAGGCGCATGGGGCACCTCGTCCCCCGTGATGAGGGGCAGATCCAGAAAGACCGGGAAAACCGGAACGGGCGGCGAGAAGGGCTTGACCGGAGGAAGCTCCTCCACCGCGTCGCTCGCCGTGTAGACCGTGTCCGAAACCCGAACCGCATCTATGCTACGCTGCAGGCCTTCTTCGATCCGATCCACCCGAAACAGAGCCGAACCCCCCGATCCATGGGGAAGCTGGAGGGTTTCTCCGGCTTTGATATCCGACCGCGACGGCGGCAAGGCAAACCGCGCGGTCTCTCTTGCAACACGCGATTCCGCCAACCACCGTTCGACGATGGCCTTACCCTCCGAGTAGGTCAGGCTGATCGGAAAGCTGGACTGCGACACGATGTTGGATGTCTCATCCGGGAAGAGCGCCTCCGCAGACCGGGTGGCATAGTCCCCGCCCTCTTCGATGTACCGCAGCTGAACACGCCCGGACAATTCCGCATTGGGCGCGCGCGTCAGTTGCAATACCCCTTCGAGGTCACTGTCCACCGCGAAGAGGTCAGGGTCCACCTCGGTCGCTCTTTCCTGCCTGCGGCTTCGGAACACGAGGGTCCCGTTTCGCTCCACCGCTTCGAAGCCATGCGCCAGCATCAGGGGTTGCAGGGATGCACGGGCTGACGAGATGTTGTCCACGACGTAGCCACGGACCAGACCCGCCAATTCGCTCACATCGACCTCGGTTACTCCAGCCCGCAGGCAGATTTCCCTGACGACTTCCGCCAGCGACTGCGCCGTGATCCGACCGCCGATCCAGTGGCCACGGGCATAGTTCGGCGAATCCGCCCAAAGGACGCCGTTATTCGGGAAATACGGCCAGGGCCGAGCGTCCCAGGCCCAGGCGTGGATACGCTCCGTATCCAGCATCCGCCCCTCATACAGATCGGAACTCGGGTTGTTGTCAGGGTCCGTCCAGTAGCCCAGCGTGGCGTCGTAGTAGGCCTGTTGGATCAGATCATCGCGTCGACCATCCGAGAACCATGGCAACGCGGACTCCGACGAACGAATGTCCACGAACTTGTTGGGCTGGTTCGTAGCCTTGTCGACCGCCGCACAGCCAACTTCCGTGAACCAGATCGGCTTGCTGCCCGGCACCCAAGGGCTATGCTGCGCTTGGCGTTCGCCATTGATCCGGTCATGGTGATGGTTCGACCACCACCCAACCAGATCCTTGTAGCGGAACACCCAAGGCTCCCCGGCCAGACCGTCTTCGATGGGTGTGCGTATCTGTGCGCGGCGGTCGGACTCGGAGGCATAGAACCAGTCGTACCCTTCCCCTCCGGCAACCCCGTCCCGAAGGTATGCCGCGTTGTAGATCGACCCGGCATCCCCGTCCGCATGATCCAGCCCGTCACGCCAATCGGATAGGGGCATGTAGTTGTCGATCCCGATGAAGTCGATCGCCTCGTCCGCCCAAAGCGGGTCAAGGTGGAAGAACACATCGCCCGAGCCATCCTGAGGATGGTACCCGAAATACTCCGACCAATCGGCGGCATACCCGATCTTGGTCTCGTTCCCCAGGATCGCACGGACGTCCCGCGCCAGATCGCGCAAGGCTTCCACCGCCGGGAAGCTGTTGTCGGCTCCACGAATTTGCGTCAGGGCCCGCATCTCCGACCCGATGCAGAATGCATCGACACCACCCGCCGCCGCGCACAGCCGCGCATAGTGGAGAATGAAGTGCCGGTACTTCCAATCCACGCCCGAATTCCACGATACCGAATTGCCCGAGATCGCGATATCGGACGCCGACGCATTCCCGAAAAACCGCGCCACTTCGGTCTCTGCATCCGCGGTACCGTCGGGCGAGCCGTCCTGGCCCGGGGCGAGCGAGCTTGTGATACGCCCGCGCCAAGGCAAGACCGGCTGGCCCGGCTGCCCGGAATAGGGGTTCGGCAAATCATTGCCCGCAAGCTGCTCCATCAGGATAAAGGGATAGAAAACAACGCTCTTGCCCGCGTCTTTCAATGCCAAAATCGCTTCGATGACCGACCGATCGCAGGGCGTACCGCCATAGATCTGCGCGCCATCCACGCGCGGTACTTCCATCAGATCGTCCCGCGCAAAGCTGCCCACGCGATAGGGCATCTGGACCCCTTCGTATCGCTTCTGATCTACCTTCGGGCGTAGCTCGCACTCTCCGCAGCGCAGATCGTTCCCGAACCAACTCACCACCAGCAAGGCCGAATTGCAGTTCGGCAAATCCCGCTGAAGGCTCTGCAACGAGACATCGAAATCGGTCTCGGCCCCGGGCGTGTTGATATTGATCGAGGTGTTGGCACCCGGCCCCGAGGTCCAGTGCACAGGCGTCGTCGCCAGCGCGTATTCCCCCGTCCCCGGGATCATCGCCACACCCGGTATCCGGCTTGCAAGCGGCGGCGCGCCGCCCTCCGGCTGGGCAGGACGGAAGACCTCGAAGCTGAACTGCGGCACCCGGTTGCCATACTGCCCCAGGTCCAGATCCTCGATCACGACATAGGCGGTGCCGCGAAATGCCGGCACGCTGCCTGCACCTTCGACTGCCTCGATCTTGGGGTCCGGCGTCTGATCATGCGCGCCATAGTACACCCGCAGGTTCAGATCACTTTGCGAGATTTCAACGCCATCGGCCCACACCCGGCCCACACTCTGGATCTCGCCTTCACAGAGCGCGATTGCTAGGCTCACGGTATAGGTGAAACTGGTCACCTTCGGCCGCGCCGGTGCGCCCTTGCCGCCCCCGGACGAGGAACTGGTCTCCTTGAACCGGGAGGCCCAGATGACCTGTCCGGCAACGCGCATCTTCCCGAACACCATCGGGATCACATCGCCTTCGCTCGCATTCGAGATCCGGAACCGGTCGATCCGCCCCGTTTCCACCGCGGCCGAGCCGGCTCCCATCAGGCGCTGATCGACGGCACGGCCAATCGTGGCCCCGATGGCCCGTCCGATAACCGTCGCGGACAGCCCGAAAGCCGCCCCGCCGAGCGATGTGCCAATGGCCGCTCCGGCTGCGGATAAAACGATGGTCGCCATGGATTAGTCTCCTACCGGGAAAGCAAAGCGCGCCGCGATCCGCCGCGCCCAGGGCCGGGACAGAGGGCTTTCGATGACCCCATGACCTGAATAGGCATGTATGAAGCAAGGCAGCGGCCCGACCTCGGACTGGATGCCGAGATGCTTGGCCACACCGGACGCGCGCATCCGAAACAGCAGAACATCGCCTACCGCCGCGTCCTCGACCCGCTTTTGCTGCAAGTGTCGCGCCGCGCCGCGCCAGAGGATCTCGTCGCGCTGCGGCTCGGACCAGTCCGGGGTATAAGGCGGAACCGCTTCCGGCTCGTCGCCGAACACCCCGCGCCAGACCCCGCGCACGAGCCCGAGACAATCGGCACCGGCCCCGCGGGCGGATGCCTGGTGCACATAAGGCGTGCCTACCCAGCCACGAGCTTCCGCAACCACGCGGTCTGCACAGCTCATGAGGACAAACTCCCGCCATCGTTCTGACCGCCCCGCGTGGGGTAGCTGACAAGCCAGTCATCGCCCGGAATGAACGGGAAACCCTGGAAATTCTTCACGTTGTTGAACTTGAACCGGCAGGTGGACATCCGCTTGTCACAGCCCGCTTCGAGACGCACGATGTCTCCGGGCTGGACCGATTGACCCAGCGCCTCCCAAACCTCGATTTCTCGCCGATTATCGTACCAGCGGTCGTTCTTGATCAGCGCCTGCAGGCCAGCCGCCTCACCGGTCACCACCTCCAGCCGCCCGCGCTCGAACCAGGTCAGGTCGTAGGCCTCCAGCGGCGCGAACGCGAAGATGCGATTGTCGCTCTGGCTGAGGATCGGCGCTTCTGCCGTGAACTCCGCGGCCGACAGCGCCAACTTGCACGACCGATCCCCGAGCAACGCGGTACAATCGCGCTGGTAGATCCGCCCCTGCGGCTGGTTGAGCATCTCGGCAAGCCCGCGCAACTCCGCACGGAACGCCCCATCCACCTGCTGGAGCTCCCCGAGCGTGCCGCGGAACTGCAGCTTGCGCATATCCGGCTCCACCCAGTTCACCAGCCAGATCTGAACCTCCGCCCCGTCGAAACGGCCAGCCCGAATGTCCACCTCCGAGATCGCCGCGTTGGACAGCGCCCCGATCGCCTCGGAATTGTCGACCGACAACCCCGTGGACTGCTGCAACGCCGAGGCGACAAGACCGCTATCGGCTGCGAACACCACGCCCTCGAAGGACAGATCCCGGTCATGGTCCGTAAAGCCCAGCGTCTTGCCATCCCGGCGCCTCACCAGCCAGCACCGGCACAATGTGGTCAGCCCGCTGGCAAGATGCGCATTCAGCGCCTGTTCACCCGCGCTCATATCCGCAACTCCACCACGGGAACCGAGGGGATATCCCCGGCCTGGAAGGACGCAACCGACGTCCGGATGCGGTCCGTATCGAACCGAACCGGCACGTCGAACTCGAAACCGGCCGTCACCTCCGCCCCGTTCTCCGGAGGGTCCGTAAAGACCAGCTGCCCAGCCACCGTATCCACCTCGAAATGCACAGCTTCGGACAATTGAACACCGTCGATCCCGGCCCGCACCGTTCCGGCGACGGGCTTCGTGATGGTGCGCGCATAGAACTGTGCCCCGGACCGATACCTTTTGATCAACTGAAAGATCCGGGTCTCCCCATCGCCTCTGCCGAGCGCCTGATCTTCGAACGCCACCGTTTCCGAGGGCGCACAACTCTTGAAGTCGGCCCAGTCCTTCCAGCGAAACCCGTACATCTGGCCCTGGCGCGCCTCGAAGAACCCGATCAGCGCCTCGATGTCGTTCAGCGACCGCATCCCCACGCCCGCGTCATAGCGGCGGCGCGACTGGGACCAGGGCGTGTTGCGCTCCTCGAACCCGTTGGCCAGGGTGACGATCTCGGTCCGCCGCTCCGGCCCGCCGGTGGAGCCGAAACTCAGGTTCGCGGGGAACCTCACTTCATGGAATTGCATGATCCTGCCCCTCTCAGCGGTTTCTCTGGCCGAGCGTCAGCGCGCGCCCCATATCCGCGGCCAACTGGCTGCGGGACCGGCGGAAGCTCTCCACATCGGGGGTGGAGATGTTGATCACGACCTGCACCGGCCGCCCACCCCCTGCCCCGTCGGCCCGCACGCCGAGCCGCCCATCGGCACCGCGCGCCAGCGGCATGATCGCCTCCGGCCCGGCCTCGCCCATCAACCCGGTGGCCCCCTTCATCGGGAAAGTCGTGGGCGAGGTGACGACCCCGCCCTTGGCAAACGGCATCACGCGACCCTGCGAAAAGCTGCCCCCATGGGAAAACCCGAACAAACCGGACATCAGCGAATTGACACCCGTCGCCAACGTGTCGCCCACCGCCTTTTGCACCGGCGACATCGCCGTGTTGTAGGCCGCGTCCACCATCGACTGCGCCACCGTCTTGAGCGCGTCGGACAGTTTCAGCCCCTCGAAGGCCAACCCGTCGAACGCGCGACGCAAGCCGCTGCCCACGCTGCTCCCGAGGGAGGCCGCCTCCCGCTCGGTGTAGAGCATGCTGTCGCGCAGGCGGCTCATCTCGGCATCGAACGCCCCGGCAACCGCCGCCGCATCGCCCAGCGTCTGCTCCAGCTCGTTCATCCGGGCATCGAACCCGTCCAACTCATCGTAATCCGACATTCTCGCTGACCTCCGTCGTGTCCGGAAACTCCCGGACGAGTTCTTCCAGACGCGCCCGACCAAGGGGCGCGTCGCCACCGGCTTCCGCACCGAGCAACAGCAGCAGTTCCACCGGGGTGAGTGCCCAGAATTCCTCTGGGCGCAGTTTCAGAGAGCCCAGGCCAAGACGCAGAAGGCCGGGCCAGTCGAACTGGCTCATGGGCCGCTCGCAGTCTCCGGCAGCGCAAAGGCCCGCGCCAGAAGCGTGGCCGCCGCGCGCGCGGCATGGATCGGACCGCCCTCGATATCGGCCTGGGCAAGATCGCCGATCTGGCCGGTCCAGCCCCCCCCGCGCAACCCGGCCTTGAGCAACAGAAGAACGTCGCGCGTGCGGTACTGGCCCGCCTCGAACCGCTCGACCACCGCGACCAGCGACCCCGCCTCCAGCTCATGTTCGAGCTCGGCCAGAACACCCAGGGTCAGTTTCATGGCATAGGTCTGCCCATCCACCGTCAGGGCCACCTCGCCTGCATAAGGGTTCGCCATCGGGATCAGATCGCGTTGAAGGTGATCTGACCCGCCGAAGCGATGGTCATTTCATAGCTGGCCTCGCCATTCTGGCTGCCGGCATACTCGATCGCGGTAATCATGAAGGGCCCCTCCACGATCCCGAAATCCGGGATGATCACCTGGAAGTTCGGCACTTCCCCGTCGAAGAAGATCTGCCGCGCCCGCTCGTCCGTATTCTCGTCGCGGAACACGCCCGACCCCGAGAGCGACGCACTCTTGACCCCGGCACCGCCCAGCAGCTCGCGCCACCCGCCCGCGCTCTCGAGGGAGGTCACATCGACCGTCTCGGTGTTGAAGGTGATCCGCGTGGCCCGAAGACCGGCGATGGTTTCAAACTGACCCGTTCCGGTCATGTCCAGTTTGATCAGAAGGTCTTTGCCTTTTTGCACAGCCATTGGGCTCTCCAAATCTGGGGGTTAGTCGTCTTCGATGCGCGCGCGGAACCACAGGTCCACCTGGCGCATCTGACTGTTGCTGGACCGGCGCGCCTTGGCGCGCAGGAACTCGAGGGTGCTGAGCGAACCGCGGCTCAGGCTCAGGGGGGCATCGACAAGCGCATCGCTGATGGCGCCCGCGACCTCCTTGATCGCCTGGAACCCGTCCTTCTCCGTGTGCACGCTGATCACGAAATCATGGCGCGTCGCCGCACTGCTGCGATCCGCGCGTGCGACGGCGTTTTCCGGTCCCAGGGTGATGTAGGTCGTGGGCAGGACCCCGGACGGGACCGCATCATAGATCGCATCACCCACCAGCGATTGCAGAACGGCGTCGCCGACAAGATGCTGGTAGATGGCTCTCTGCAATATACCTGACAGCGCATAGCTCATCCCGGAACCTCCTCATCGACAAAGCAGGTCAGGAAACGGGCATCGTGATCCGCCTCTCCGACCGCGAGGATCCGAAAGGTCCGATTGCCCTCTCGAAATCGCTGATCCGGCTTGGGTCGGCTCGGACTGCCGAAGGGCGCGGCACGTACGGTGATGCGCGACGACGTCATGGAAACGGCCACGGCGGGTCGACGGGTCGTTTCCCGGCCACTGCGCATACGCACGTCCGCCCAAAGCATGCCGCGCGCCTCCCAGCTTTCCTGAAATCCACCTGCCCCGTCCGGCACCTGCACGCGCTCTTCCAGGATCAGCTTGCGACTCAGCACGGGCGTCATTTCCGGCGCCCTCCGAATATCCGCACATCCCGGAATGCCGAGATCAGCGTGCGGACCAGGGCCGGGAAGCCCCGCGACTGCTGCCCATCCCGCGCCTCATAGAAATGCGCGGCCAGGATGAAAACCGCCTGGGCCAGGCTGCCGGGCACATCCGACCACTGCGGGCCATAGCCCGCCTCGAAGTCGATCTGGACGCTTCCATGGGTCGGAATTTGCGGAAACCCGCCCTTGGCGCGCAAACCGGGCCGAAACGTGTCGTGCAGCAGGGAATAATCGCCCTCGGACAACTCGACCATCGAGCCGTCCATCTGCATGATCGCAAGGCGCCGGACAGCGATCAGAGGGCCGCGTGGCAAGGACTGGACACACGGCCCCTCCCAATGGGTCAGCTCAAGCCTGAACTCCCTTTGCAGAAGGGCCTTGCCCGTCCGATCCTCGATCGCGTTGATCGCCGCCAGAAGCGCCGTTTCGAGAACAATATCCTGAAGACTGTCATCTTCGAAACCACGTCCGAGACGCAGATGGTCCCGAAACTCTTGTAGCGGCAAGGACGCCAGAGGCACTGAAGTCACTTCGCTTAGATTCATTTTCCGCTCTCCAGTCGGGACGTCACAAATCGAAATCGGGCGCGCGTGGCGGCGCTACTCGGACGGAGGGAAGAAGCTAGACAACGCCGTTTCCCCACACGCGCCCACTGTCCCGCCCGAAGACGGGACAGATTCACGGTTGGATCAGAGACCCTTAGCTCACCGCGAATTTCAGCAGTTTGATCGCCGCGAAATCGCTCACATCCCCGCCCACGCGCTTGGTGGCGTAGAACAGAACGTGAGGCTTGGCCGAGAACGGATCGCGCAGGATGCGCAGGTCCGGACGCTCCGCGATGGTGTAGCCGGCGCCGAAATCGCCAAAGGCGATGGCCGTGGCATCGCTGCCGATATCCGGCATGTCCTCGGAGATCAGCACCGGGTAGCCCAGCAGACGCGCCGGCTCCCCCGCGGCAAGGCCGTCCGACCACAGGAACCGGCCATCGGCATCCTTGATCTTGCGCACGACACCAGCGGTCTTGGAGTTCATGATGAAGCTGGCATTGGCGCGGTAGCGCGCGCCCAGCGCGTAAACCAGGTCCACGATCGCATCTGCGGGGCTCACGCTGTTGAAATCACCATCCGAGCCGGTGACCACGTAGCCGAGATTGCCCCAGGTCCACACATCGTTGTCGACGCTGTCATGGGTAAGGAACCCCTTGGGCTTGTCGGCGCCGTCTCCGTTGACGAAGGCCGCCGCTTCCGAGCGGGCGAACTTGTCGGCGATGCGCTCAGCCAGCCATGCCTCGATGTCGAACGCCGCATCATCCAGCAGTCGCTGGCTGACCTTCGGCAGGGCAGCAAGCTCGTGCAGCGGGATCGAGATCCGGTCGATCTGCGGGGTGTCGGTCTCGGTCAGGTTGCCGGTCTCGCTCGCCCAGCCGGTGCCGACCTCGGTGTGATCGACCAGCACATCATAGCTGGTGGCTTCCACCGTCACGACCTGTGCGACCGCCCGCAGGGAGGCCTGGGACTTCAGGACGTTCTTCACGGTCTCGGAGGTCTGCGGATCGACGAGATAGCCGCCCTCGCCGGACACCGCCGTGGACATGGCCTTGCCGTCCAGTTCCAGACCACGCAGCGCGTCGTCATCGCCGGAACGCAGATAGGCGTCGAACGCCTTCTGATGGGGCGCTGCTTCGGCAACAGCACCAGACAGCGCGGGGCGCGCGTACGAAGTAGATTTGCGGTCAAGCATGAGGAGACGCTCTTCTTGTTGTTTCAATCGGGATTTCATTTCGGCCTTCTGGGCCGTGACTTCGCGCACGAAGGCACTCAGTTCTGCGGTGACTTCGGCGAGCGGAGACACCCCGTCCGCCACGGCGTCAGGGGCCGTCTTTGCTGCGAGCAAGGCAGAGGGATCGCTGTTGCTCATTCTTCACTCCTTTTCGAAGTCGTTTCCGCCGGGACCTGATCGCCCAGCGCCAGGCGGGCCGCACGCAGCGCCTCCGCCAACGAACGCCAGTCATCCTCAAGACAGCTTGTCTTGTGTCCGACCCGCGCTTCGGGAAGCATCGGGAAGGTCACAAGCGACACCTCCCAAAGCTCCACTTCCGTCAGGTGCCGCCGCCCCTGCGCGTCCTTCGACGCGCGCTTGGTGCGATACCCGATCGAAAGACCATCGAGCGCACCCGCCGCGATCAACTCGGCAGCCTCGCGGCCCCGCGCGATCTCGGGCAGAAGGCGCCCCTTGACATACAGACCCTTGGCATCCTCACGCACCTCGTCCCAAACCCCGATGGGTTGGGCCGGATCGTGCTGCCACAGCATCTTGACCTGCCGTCCCGCCGCCGCGAGCGCCGTCAGAGACGCCGCATAAGCGCCCGGATCCACGATGTCGTTGCCCTGGTCCACCGCCCCGAACAGGCTGGCATAGCCCTCGATCTCGAGGCCCTGCGCCGTCGCCCCGTCGCTCTCCGACGTGCCGAAACGGCAAAACTTCGTCTCCAGCCCAGCGTGTGCCACTGGGCCGTCCATGGATTGCGTCATTGGATGATGCTCCTATTGGGTGCTGACGATCGACTGGACCGCTTCCGCGAGGACTGCCCCGGCAACGCCCAGAATCGTGAGCCAGAGCCGCCGCTCGAGGCGCTCCAGCAAGGAATTCATGGCCTGCAAACGGTACTCCAGCGCCTCCCAGCGCTGCTCGGCAAGCCGTTCATTGGCCTCGATCTTGTGGGACGGCACGCAGTCTGCAGGCCGACACTCGAACGGCTCGTAGAGAAACCGCGATCCACCCCTGGGCTTGGACGGATCGCTCATGAGCAATCCATTTCCGCCGGCAGCCCGAGCAGAACCCGCTTCTCGGCATCGGTGAGAAAACTCGCCGTCCCGATCCGCGCCCATTGCGCGTCGCGCTCAGCGGCAAGGGCCGGGATCTTGTCCAGATCGGGCGCGACATTCACGGCGTCCCCCGACAGATCCGTCAGCCAATGACCCAGCGACGCGGTCACCTTCTGCGCCAAGGGCAGCACCGTCAGGCGATAGAACGCCCGGTGCGCCTCCTGGTAGTTGGCATAGGTCGCGTCCCCGGGAATCCCCAGCAGCATCGGCGGAACCCCGAAGGCCAGCGCGATCTCGCGCGCCGCAGCCTCCTTGGTCTTCTGGAACTCCATGTCCGAGGGGCTGAACCCCATGGGTTTCCAGTCGAGCCCGCCTTCCAGCAACATGGGCCGCCCCGCATTGCGCGCACCCTGGTGGTAGCTGTCCATCTCGTCGACCAGCCGCGTGTACTGCTCGGGCGAGAGCGTATCGTCGCCCTCCGACCCCTTGTAGACCAACGCGCCCGACGGCCGCGCCGCATTGTCCAACAGCGCCTTTGACCACCGGGTCGCCGCGTTATGGACATCCAGCGCCGTCGCCGCCGCTTGCATCGGGGACAGCCCGTAATGGTCGTCCTGCGGATGGAACGTGCGCAGATGACAGATCGGCGTGCGCCCCTCCTCGACCATGAACCGGTGCTTGTGCGCCCCGACCGAGTACTCATAGGCGCTCGGCCAGCCATCCGCGCCGGGAATGATCCGCACCCGGTCCGAGCGCAGCACATGCAACTCCGTGGGCAGCTCGGGCTTGGCGAACACCGCCTCCACGAAACCGTCGCCGGTCAGCAGGAGCTGCGCATAGAGCGCCTCGAAGAACTCCGCCCGCCCCTGCGCCTGGCTGGGCCGCGCCAGCAGCGTGATCAGCGGATGCGCCTCGTAGCGCCGCTCCGCATCCTGGAACGCCAGCGGCAGCGCCGCGGCGGCCTCCGCAATCATCTTGACCGCCCGAAACCCCACCGGATTGCCCGCGAACCCGTTGCGCGTCAGCGACCCCGAATCCCGCGGTGTCCAGGCAATCCGCCCGGAGCTGCCCATGGCCACAACCCGGCTCGTGGCCGACGCCTTGACCTCGGGCACGCGATCCGTCGCCGGTATGTCTTGTTTTTGTCGGAACAGATTGAACACCATGAAAGATGCTTCCTTTTGTTCAGGCAGCCGGAAAGACGCCATCCGCGCGCGGCGGTGACGTGGATTCTGGTGCGATCAGTGATGGACGCGGCAGCGCGCCCCGGGGCTCAGAGCGCGCGGATCTGAGGCTCGCTCTTGTCTTTCGGCGGGTCCAGCAGAAGCTCGGTCAAGGCCCAGACCAGGGCATCGACCCGATCCGGACTGCCCGAGCCCTTGAACCCGTGATTGGTCATCTGGCACATCTGGTCTTCCAGCGCGCCGAGACCGCGAACATGCTTCACCCGCCGCTGCTCATAGAGCGCCGCGACCGGCTCCGCACGGACCACCTTGCCACGGGTCGCCCGCACCGCCCGGTAGGGCAGCACGTCATCGAGTTGCCGCAGCACGGTCTCCACCAGGTCGCCGCCCTGGTTAACCTCGGCCACGACCCGCTCCGCCTCATGGCGCCGCGCGGCCTCCACGGCGGCCTCGGCCCATTGCAGCGGCGTACTCGCCGAGACGGTCGCATCCTCCAGCACATAGGCCGTCCAGCCGCGCCGCTCGCCTTGCGCAACCAACCCGGCCACGACGATCCCGCAAGCATCGGACCCCTTGTGCCCGGTGACCGGCGGATCGACCGCGACCACGATCCGGTCCAGTGGCGGAACGGTCTCGACCCTGTTGGCCTCGATCCCGGCACTGGTCCAGAGCGCGCCCTCGACATCGTCCAGAAGCACGCCATCGAGTTCCTGACGCCCCAGCCGTGTCCCGGCATAGCGCGCCCGGATTTCCTCCAGGAAACTCGCGGCCAGGTAGGCCCGGTTCGCCTCCGTCGGCGCGGTCGTCTTGACCGTGGAGCCGGTGGCAAGGATCTGTTTCAGGATCGTCGAGGGCCGTGGCGTGGTCGTCACGACCTGCCGCGGGTTGACGCCCAGGCGCAGCGCGAATTGCAACATGTCCCAGGTTTCTTCGGCATTCGGCCATTTCGCCAACTCGTCCACCCAGGCCGCATCGAATTGCGGCCCGCGCAGGGCCTCCGGATCGTTGGCCGAGTGGCATTTCGCGATCGCGCCGTTCGGCCAGACCAACTGCCGCCGGGTGCCCTGCCACTCGGGCTTCCGGTCCGCCGGGCTGCAGGCCAGAATGCCGCTCTCGCCGAAGATCATCACATCGCGCACCTGGTCATAGGTCTCCCCGACCAGGGCGACCCGCCGTGACCGTCCCGCATCCAGCGGGCGCGCGCCTTCGACCTCGGCGCGCACCCACTCGGCGCCTGCCCGGGTCTTGCCCGCGCCACGGCCGCCGAGAATGACCCAGGTCCGCCAGTCACCCTCCGGGGCGATCTGATGCGGCAAGGCCCAGAACTCGAACAGATGCGGCAAGGCCGCGATGGCATGGTCACTCAGGCTCTCCAGAAACGTCTGGGTGACTTCTGGCGGTTCTGAGGTCAGCCAGTCTGCGCCCGATTTCAGCGCGAGCTGCGACAAGGTCATAGGCTCCTGCGTGCAGTCCCCCGTTTTCCTTTGCGAGTTGCTCTGCAA